CTCATACCTCACAATGTATGGATGGAACTTCTCCAATAATGGGATCACCTACGGTGCGTGCGACGCCACCGTGGCGTGCGCTCTGGAGAACCGGTTCCTGAACTGCAGACCTGGGGGGCAGGCCGTGGAGGTTGAATTGCGAGAGAACCAACGGCTGTTTTGCCAAGACAGCCATGAGTTCCTCGACCACATCCGTCACCTCGTCACACCTCATTTCATAGAGTATACCAATGCTCTTACTGAGGCTACGGACCATCATGCAGACCCGCATCCTAAGAAGGAATTGCGCATTCAAGGGTATGAAAGGCTAACGGCAGCTGGTCGCCACGCCGAGAGGGTGTGGACTGATAAGTGCGCGCGTGGGAAGTTGAAAAAGGCGGAAACAGCCAAGAATGGCAAAGCTCCACGTCTAATCTTTGACATGGGAGTTGAGGCCTCACTCGAAGGGTTCAGAGTGACACAGTTCTTGAAAGAGGCGTTGGATGGAGTGTTGATACCAGTAGAAGACGGCTATGTGGAGTTTTGTAAAGCACCGAACCCCTCCCGGATGAGGGAGATATTTCGGAAGCTCATCAACCCACCCGGCCGTTTTTATGCTGTAGTCCACTCTGATGACTCCTGCTACTCCGTCCGGACGACAACCGGCGTGCGCATGTTCAACCTGGACATATCCAAAAACGACGTCTCACACGAGCACACCTTCGACACTCTCATCAGAGTGACACCGGAGGTTGCACAACTGGACATGTAGGCGGCTTGTGATCAAGGGCTTACGCCCATCAAGATACAATCCCTGACCCATCCTGAGCGTTCGACAACGCTTAAACCCGGGTCACGGCGAATGTATTCTGGTCTCACAATCACTACGACCATCAATTCAGTTGCTTCTATGCTCATCGTGAGATCGATCGCCAAGGATAAGGCCACAACACCGCTGGAGATAGCGGCTGCGGCCAGAAAGGTTGGATTCATCCTCACCACAGACGAAGCTGTGACCTATCACGAGTTACAGTTTCTAAAGCACTCACCGATAGTGGATTCCAATGGCGTTCTACAGCCGTTGTTGAACCTCGGTGTGGTTCTCCGTGCTAGCGGACAGTGCAAAGGGGATCTCCCTGGGCGTTCGAGTGTGCCACTCTGCGAGAGAGCGCGCGCATTCCAGCAAGCCTTGTTGCAAGGGCTCGCGCCACGCTGTCACTATACGTTCATTGACAACCTAAAGGCCACCTGCAGTGGACCAGCCAGCATCGAAGCTGCCAGTCGCGTGTACAAAGACTACATCCAACACAAATTCGAGGGCAACGAAGAACAAGACACGTTCTTTGTAGAGTCGGAGGAGGTGTTCCGGAGGTATGGTCTAACACACCAACAAGGCGCCGAACTGGAAGAGTACGCAGGAGACCTCGGGTATGGACGCGCATACACAGGAGAGGCGGTTTCCCTAGTCCTTGAGAAAGACTACGGGTTGTCGTCGCTTAGCGACACACGATCGGGAGAGCTCCTCGATGCGTGGGTCTGGAAGCCGGTTGCGTGAACTGGCATACAGACAAAAGTTGAAACCTGTTGCAGTGGACTGCACACACGGTAAGCGGGGCTTCGCCCCCACCCTACAC